AGCAATCTGGGAGATGATGCCAAAGGAGTTCAAACGCAAGACAAAGAGTATAGACGGCTATATAAACTTTAGTATGCAGAACGGTTTCACCGGAAGTTCTTTTATCTTTCCGGACACTAAGACGAGGGTAGACTTTAAGACTTACACGCAGTACAGCAACAATCAAACAATCCTAGAAGGATTTGAGTTCGGTTTTAAGAGACCGAAAGGGTTGAACGTAGGCGCTTGGTTGGACGAGTACCTTGGGGACGCGGCGTTAGTAAACACCTTACGGTTTAGATTAGCAACTAGAGATGCTAAGATGGTGATTGGATTTACGCCGATTGATGGTTATACTCCATTCATCAATGACTACTTAAAGGGAGCTGAGACTAAGCAAACTAGGAAAGCGGAGTTACTCAAGAACAAGGAAGTACCTATAGAGCAGTACAGTCCAGAGAGAGATGCTGGGGTTATCTATTTGCATTCAGACGAGAACCCATTCGGGGGCTATGAACGTATAGCGAAGGATCTTCGTGGCAGACCCGAAGAGGAGATTATGGTACGTGCTTACGGAGTACCGGTAAAATCAATGACAAGTCTCCTACCATTATTTAACACAGAAGTAAATGTATTATCTGAAGTACCCAATAAACACAGAAGAAGATTTCCAGACATCACTGATAAGTCCAAGTATAGTTGTTATCAAGTGGTCGACCCCGCCGGAGCAAGGAACTATGTTGCAATCTGGGCTGGAGTTGATAGAGATAATAACGTCTATATTAGAAAAGAGTTCCCCGACCGTGATACATACGGAGAGTGGGCAATTTTTGGCGATCCAAAGTGGCGATTTGGACCAGCCGCGAAAAAGATGGGGTACAACGTAGAAGGCTACGTAGAGCTCTTCAAGGAGATAGAAGAGGATCTAGGAATAGAAGTAATAGAAAGAATCGGGGACTCTAGATACTTCGCGAGGGAGAATGAGAACAATGATGATCTCTTCACTGCCTTCTATGATTACGGAATGAACTTCATTCCTAGTGATGGTAGAACCGAAGAAATGGGAATCACCGCATTGGACGAGTGGTTTAATTACAACCCTAACGTAGAGATAGATGAAATCAATCAACCCAGATGTTACATCCATAAAGAGTGCGGTAACTTGATTGATAGTTTAATCAATTACAATTCTAACGGAAAGATGGACGAACCCCTAAAGGACTTCTTTGACGTGATCAGATATTTACGAATGGCAAATGGCGGCGAAGGTCCCGACCATATAGATGCTAACGATTATCAAACTATAACAAATACAAAAGGAGGGTACTAATATGCCTAAGAAAAAACTAAAAGAAATAGCAGAAGAATACGGAATACCTTTCGAGGAAGCCCTTGAACTAGTATTCAAAGAACTAGAAGAAGATATGGTAACTGGAAAAGGTAAAGGCACTTGGATTAATGACGATGGTCAAAGAGTCCTAGATGAGTTCATCTCAATGCCGGTTCTTTACAGAGGACCAGTAGTGCAGTTAGCGCCGAACCCTATGTACGTTATGACATACATAAAAGAAATAACTAAAAAAGTACCAGTTAAAATACCTATGCGTATGAAGGGAAAGATTACAGTAGGTAAATTAATTTACGTAGAGGCTGATAATAGTTCAGATAATCCAAAGTACAACTGGGTAAAAACACCTCAAAGAGGTTGATACGTGTGATATTATATTAAATAAACTATGCAAAGTGACTCAATTTCAGAAAGCCTTACTTACGTAGGGACCGAGCCCGATATTAATACATTACGTTATGCGTACGATCAGACTACTGTAGAGCTAGAATCATACTTTGATTTGTGCCGAAGTAGTTATGACGATAGACGTAACTGGTGGGCTGGTAAAAGCCGTGACCACCGAAAGCACGGGGCTGATGCTTTCCCTTGGGAAGGGGCTGCTGATATGGAGGCGCACACTATTGATGAACGCATTACTCGTCTTGTATCTTTGTTTATGTCTTCTCTTAATCGTTCTAATGTAAGAGCGTTTCCGGTAGAAAGCACAGACATACCTAGAAGTAAAGTAGTATCCAGTTTCTTGAAGTGGATGGTATCCAGTGGATACATTCCTCGTTTTAAAAGAGAGATGGAACTCGGAGCTAATTATTTGTTAGAGCGCGGTATTTTAATGACCTACGTAGGTTGGCAAAGAGAAGACCGTAAGTTCTTACAGCGTTTAGACCTAAATCAAATCGGTCAAATAGCTCCAGAGCTTGTGGGATTAATCCAAGAAGGCAAAGATGACGAGGACTTAGTAGCTTTATTGGAAGCAACATTTCCGGGAGTAACTAAAAAGAGAGCCAAGAAAGCTCTCAAGGAGTTACGTAAAAAAGGAGAAGCGGAACTTCCGATTGTACGCAGACAAGTTGATGCCCCCGATGTAAAGACACTTGCACCGGACGGAGACTTTTTCTTCCCTCCTTATGTTACGGATCCACAAAGAGCTCCTTATTGCTTTTGGAGAACTTACTACACACCTCAAGAGTTAGAAAATAAAGTTGTTACCGACGGATGGGATGAAGACTTCGTTGAAACAATGATAGAAAAGTATAGAGGAGTAAGTATAGATTCCATAGAGCGCGAACAAGAAGGAGGTAGAAGTACTTCACTTACTGACAATGCTTACGAAGCAAATGAGTTAATCGAAATAGTTTACGGATACCAACGTTTAATAGATCAAGAAGATGGTTCCGAAGGTATTTACTGCACGGTCTTTCACAAGCAGTACAGTGAAGGCTATGCTAAGTTCGAGTTATTGAACGGTTACGAAGACTACCCAGTAGTAGTTACTAAACTTTCTGAAGATAGTAAGAGGCTCTATGATACTCAAACTATTCCAGACATCCTTCGCGGCATTCAGAATCAAGTAAAAGTAGAAAGGGACTCACGTATTGATAGAAACAGTCTAGCCACTCTACCTCCGATTCTTCACCCAGTTGGTCAAGCACCAACAGATTGGGGTCCCGGAAGGATGATACCTTACCGAAGAAAAGGGGATCTCGACTTTGCTCCTACTCCTCCTTCCCCTACTGGTTCTATTGAAATAGAAAAAACAATGGAAGCACAAGCGGACAGACTTTGTGGATTGGATGAAACATCTCAGATCTCTCAAGTACGTAAACAATTTTTAGTGGATAAGTTCCTTCAGCACTCAGCAGAGGTTTTACAGATGTGCTATAAATGTTTTCAGCGGTTTGGACCGGACTCAGTTTTCTTTAGAGTTACCGGATCGCCAGACCCCGTAGCTTTCAACAAGGGTAACCCAGATGAGAACTACGACATAATGATTTCATATGATGTCCTCAATTCGGATCCAGAGACTCAAGAGAAGAAACTTAATCAAATGGTTGCTCTCACGCAACTGGACCGCAGTGGTCGTATTAACATTGATAGCTTGCTTGATGCGGCTGCTAACAGCATTGATCCGGTACTTGCGGATCGTGTGCTACAACCTACAGAAGCAGCTCAAGAACAAGTTGTACGACAAGTAACAGATGACCTCGCTAAAATCTTTGCTGGTATTGAAATGCCGGCACGTCCTAACGGTGCTCAAATTGCTCTTACTGTTATCCAGCAGTACGCTTCTCAGCCAGACGTTGCACAAAGACTTCAATCAGATGAAGCATTTGCTGCGAGACTTGAGAAGTACGCCGGACAATACACCTTCCAGATGCAACAAGCACAGAACGCCCAAATCGGTAGAGTCGGTACAGAGCCAGCTCAGATGGGAGACATTAACACACAAGGAATATAATATGGCTGATAATTTATCCGCACAAGGCTACGTAGCGAGAGCTGTAGCAAAAAATAAAGGTGCCGAAGAAGTGGCACAAATGATAGGAGTCAACGAAGGTGTAAGACCAAAAGCTTACAAGGATTCATTGGGCAATATGTCCATAGGAATTGGTTTTAACCTAGAGGACAAAACTAATCAACCCATCTTGGATTCATTAAATCTCAACAGAGAGGAACTAAAGTCCGGCAAGAGGTCATTAACCGACAAGGAATTATCTTCATTATATAGTTACTCATTGTCTAGAGCCATTAAGGATTTACAAAAGTTCGACCCAAACATCAAGAGCCGTCCCAAGAATGTACAGATGGCATTGATTGATATGTCATACAACTTAGGATACAGTAAGTTAAATACATTCAAGAAGATGAAAGCTGCCTTAGAGCAAAATGATTACAGTACAGCAGCGGATGAAATGGTTGATTCCAAGTGGTACAAACAAGTAAAGACTAGAGGACCACGTACTGTAGCACTTATGCGTTCAGCAGCGGAATAATTTATGAACTTAACAAGAATATTTCCCGGAAAGTATCCAGAAGTTAAAAATCCAGACGGAACAGTAAGTAACGTAAAAACTACTGTAGTAGGATTTGATAATGGATTTTATGTTTTACCAACTATGAGAGATGGTAAACAAATGACCGAAAAAGAAGCTATAGATATAGCAAAGAAAAGCGGATTAAAAAATTACCCCAGATACAATGAACTCGAAGACGCTGTTAATTTTTCAAAACAGATTCACGATAAAATAGATAAAATGGGGTTTTTAAAGAAATGAGTTTAGAAAAGGACTTACAATCACTAGGTAATCACGAGCACTTTGCTCGATTCCTAAAAGTAGTAGCAGAGCTTCGCGAAGAAACCATTGAAGAGCTACATAACGCAAGCAACGAACAGATACAACAAATATCTGGACGCATTCTGACATACGATCAGATACTACAAATGTGCGACTGGAGAAAACTCCAAGTTCGTTTCTCTGATAGGCTTGATACATAAGTTATAATACATTTATCGCCATCGCTCGGCGTTAAGGAGTGCAAACATTATGTCAAACGAAATCACAGAGGGAGTCGCTGAACCCTCAACCGAAACAACAGCGTCACAGTCAAATATGTCAGCAGCGGATTTTGTAAACCGCCGCTTGGGGCAACTAACTGAGGAAACTCAAGAAGTGGCTCCACCAGTTGAAGCAACAGATGAAGTAACAGAAGAAACCGAGGTCGAGAGTCCAGAGGTGGAGACAAGTGAAGAAATCGTTGCTGAACAAACTGAAGAACCAGAAGGTTCTGAAGATGTTCTTTCACAGTTAGATCTAGATGATATGTCCGAAGACGATCTTCGAGAATTATCCGAGAAGCTAGGAAGTAGAGCAGTCGCTCGATTCGGTGAGCTCACAGCAAAACGTAAAGCTGCTGAAGCAAAACTGAAAGAGATGGAAGCTCAACTGCAAAATAACAATCCATTAGAAACTCAAGAAGTAGCCAATAATCCCTACGCATCAGTAGATACGTTAGAAGGATTACAAGAAAAGGCGAAGGAAGTAACAGATGTCATAGAATGGGCAGAGGAAACATTATTCAATGCAGATGGCTACGGACCCGAAGATGTAGTAACAGAAGTTGAAGGCAAGGAATTAACCAAGTCAGATGTGCGTAAGAGTTTACTCAACGCTCGTAAGGCTCGTGATAAGTACCTACCATCTCAACTACAAACAGTTCAAAGAGTACAGCAGTCACATCAGCTCAAAGAAGCTTTTGATACACAAGCTGAACAAGAGTTGAACTGGTTACAAGGAGACGACAATGACGTACGCAAAAGCTACGAAGCTATGATTGGAGATCCTAGATTCGATTCACTACGAGAAAAAGCAGATCCAGAAGTTGCAGCTCAACTTAACTATCTGATGGCTCACGCAGCGAATAGTATTTATGGACGTAAACCAGTCAAGGAAGCTCCGAAGTCAGCTACGTTGACACCTCCAAAAGCAGCAATATCTGCCGGAGCATCATCAGATAAAGGTGTGAATAAGTCCGTTAAGGCACTTAAAGACCTTAACCAACGGTTTAGACATTCTGGCAACAAGAGTGATTTTATAACTCTCAGAACACAACAAATTAAAAATCGTTAAACACAACCCATTAAAATATTATGGCATTTAGTAATACATATGACACAACAAATACGGGATCTGGTGTTTCTAACAGAGAAGACTTGACAGATGTCTTGACAATTCTTGCTCCGGAAGAAACTCCAATCCTTTCATCTGCTCAAAAGCAGAAAGCAAACGCTACATTCGTAGAGTGGACAGTAGACGCATTAGCTGCTCCATCATCAACTGGTATCCGTGAAGGTGCTGACGTAGGTACATTCACTGATCAGTTCGCTGGACGTGCAAAACTAGGTAACTACATTCAGAAGTTCCGCCGCGACTACCAAGTATCTGATCTACAAGAAGCAGTTGATTCAGTCGGACCAGCTAAGATTGCTCAAGCAGAAGCTAAAGCAATTCGTGAGCTTAAACGCGATATCGAAAAAACTATCGCTGGTTCTCAAGATCGTACTGTAGAAAACGGTTCCGACACTCCTTATGCCCTTCGTGGTTTAGGACGTTGGTTAGAAGCTAACGCTTCTGACTCAGATGTTCCAGCAGCATTCCGTACTCCAGCAGACAGCCGCTACACAGTTGCAGAAGCTGGTGCTACAGCATTCAGTGAATCAACATTGAATGACATCATCGCTTCTATCTTCAAAGAAACTGGTACAGTTAATGACCTAACATTGGTTGCTGACACTAAATTACGCCGCGTTATCAGTGATTTCGCTCGTGTAACTGCTTCAGCTACAAACAATGTGCGTTCAGTAAACTATGACGGTGGAGCTGGTGAAATCAAACTTACTGTTGATTTATACCAATCAGACCACGGTATCGTTTCCATCGTAAACGGTAATCCAGATTGTATGCCAGACTTCGGTTCATCCGCTGGTGAGTCCGGATACTTAATCAACCCAGAATACGTTGGTATTCACGAGTTAATCCCAATGGGATCAACACGTCTACCTAACCAAGGTGGTGGTGAGCGTGGCTACGTGGATTGTGCTCTTACATTAGGAGTATATCACCCACAAGCACACGGTGTTATCGAAGGAACTGCTTAATCCTTACATTCGGTACGGGGGGCGAAAGCCCCCTATACCTTTTCTTTTTAACTTAAAACTATTTAGACCTTATGGATATTATTACGGACTTACCAAAGAATTTCACAGATGATGAGATCGATGCAGCATTTATGCAAGAGATCAAGAATGGTTTCAAATTAGAAAGAGAAACAGAACACGAGAGAGTAGCAGCTGCCGCTAAACAAGCAGCACACCTAAGAGGCACAACGCATCCAGTACTAGGGAAACCAGTAGCCACTATGCCGGCTCGTGAGTTCTTTAGACTTACAAGTAAGTACGGACACAAGGAGGTACACTCCAAAGAATTTTTAAAGCACTACAATAAAACATTTGCTGAACTTTCCCCTAATAAAATATAATGCAAGTAAAAAGTTATACAGATCTCAAAGCACTCATACAAGCGTTAGCCGGTGTGAGTTCTTTTACAAGTGAAGAGGATTCTAAGATTGTTAGTTTTGTAAATCGCCGAGCTGCGGAAGCTTATAACTTGAGTCCATCTTGGGCGAGGTACTTAGTTATCTCCGAAGAAAGAACACTTACTTCTGGTAATGTAATACCTTACACGCAATCTCCTAAGGATGAAATAGGTGAGTTTATTCGCATTCATAGAACTCAAGCATTTCAAAAGAACTCTGCCTTGGAGTACGATTTTTACGTGGATGCTAACGGTGCTAATATTTTAAATATAACTAACGACAATGATCTAACAGCATTTGTTACTTACAAGAAAGAGCTTCCTACATTTACAGAGAGTTCAGCGGACTTTCCACTTGAGTTCTTTTACTTCGTAGCTCACGCATCTTATGCAGACTTCTTACGTATGGATGGTCAGCACGGTAAAGCTCTAACCGAAGAACAAATAGCTAAAAACTATTTAGACATCGAGCTAGAAAAAATAGATATTCGTTCAAACAATAACTCAATCAATCACAAATTTTCAACTTACGTCAATCGACAAAGTCGTTGACACTCAATGTAAAATACTCATATGGCAAATTCATTCGTAACTAACCTTTATCCCGTACCAAGTGGAACAGCTAATGACCACAGATTGACAGTTGATGCTACCGCTGGTGGCGTTCTGTTCTCTGGAGCAAACGATGACAACACAGATGCCTTCGATGCACTCACTAAATATATCGCTATGGATGTCCAAGACGCTGATGTATTTATGACATTCGATGGTAGTGCACCCACAACATCAAACGGTCACAAGTTATTCGCTGGTAGAAGTTATACCTTCAGCAAAGAGGCAGCTGTCAAAGCTAAGTTCATTCGCTCTGGTAGCACTTCCGCAAAGATTCACGCATCTCAGTTCACTAACTAATGTCTTCAGAACAACTAGCTGACGGAGTCAACCCTTTGGATGCTGAGTTGGCGGCAACTTGGGACGTACTCAAAGGATACTCTGGTAGAGATACCGATCTAGGAATAGCTCGTAGGTTCGGTGCTGCCGCAGCTGCGTACTCATTGCGAGATATTGGTGCAATGAATGGTTCCGTTGTCAGAGTTCGTAGAAGCCCAAACGATACAACGGATGCGATAGATGACGAAGAAAAGTTCTCGGCTAATCAAGTACAAGATGGTACTTTAGAAAAATGGGTAAACGGTGAATTAGAGGGTACACTACCAGCAGATGTAGATACAGCCGCAGCTGCTTATAGTCTTCGTAAAGTAAACTCTAGTTACAGCGGTGATGCAGTTCGTATTCGTAGAACATCAGATAGTGTAGAAGTAAACGTAGCTTTTGATTCAGATGGAAAGGTAAGCACTAGCTCAAGTATTACTAATGTTGGAAGTGGTGATGTAGATGATACAACTGAAACCACACTAGGTAATTTCTTA